TTGTTGTTGTTGTTGGGGTGGTTCCATTTTTTGGGTTGCTTGCAAGGCTCCAGGCAACAGTTCTTTGCCATCCCCTTCGAATCCGTACGGACCCCCTGGAGCCATGTCATCGTCTTTTTGACCCTCTTGCACAGGTCGCTTCGACAGGTGTGCAAACTCATCAATGCCCACAGGCATTGGAGTAGCTTCAACAGAAATAGGAAACTTACTATTAGCAAAAAGGATGTCTATAATCTGACCATACGCCGCAAGAACTTTTGTTTTGGTGATCTTTATAAAGACTTGACTACGTTCGTTATTTCTGTATTGCGTTGTCGAGTCGTAAATACCACGGTAGTTCTTGTAGGACTTCAACCATCGTACTTCGTCGTTTCTACGCCCTGTTTCTGCATCAGAGAAACGAGCTTTAATTGTTCCGACTATACTATTGAAGTCTTCGCGGTCATTGTCTAGATTAATAAGTCCTTCTGTCTCGTCTAAATCGTCGTTATCCGTGTCCAGAAAAGATTTATCAGCCATTAATGCCCTTTTGTTTATCAGCCGCCATAATCATGGCACTGCTGCCCATGTGCTTATTGCCGCTTTCGGAAGGAAAATCTTCAGTGAGTTTACCCTGGTTAACTCCAGGCTTGAACTCAAGCTTTTCCCGATACAGAGCGTCTTCCTTTACTTCGGACATATCGCCCTGTTTCTTCATCTGGCCCATAATGTAGCCAGATTTATATGCTTGCTCGTTACCATATGGCATAGTGTTTACTCCCTTTTTTTAGTGCTTCGAGTTGTGGTGGTTAAAAATCTAAAAAAGAATTTTGTCGGTTATTACGTTGTTGTTGTTGTTGTTGGTCTTGATCTTGATCGTCTGGAGTTGCAAACTGCTTATCTATATCTGCAAAAGCTTCCTTCGTCCTCGATTTTTGTAATTTCATAAAACCTTCAGATGACAGTGGTTTTGAACGAACAAGAGAATGATATCTTGCGCCCGTTTCTCTAGAAATCTTTTTTGCTGCTTTGTGTCTTGCTAATCTTTCTCTATCTTTTTGTTCTCTTTCAATATTCCTTCTTTGTTGGCCCGAAGGAAAAGCACTTCCACCCCAAGTAGGATGTAACCAGTCTTCCTCGGGTGATCCCTCAGTTATTGCTAGTGCTTCTCTTAACTCTTTAGTTGTACGTTCTTCTAGAGGTGTCCCTATGTCGGTAGGATCAAGAGCTACGTCAATAGCAGCTTCAGCGGTTTTAGCAGCTAATAAAGTACCTCCTCCAACAACGGCTCCAATTATTAATCCTGGAGCTTGTCCTTTTAATTTTTTTATAAGCTGCTTTAGAGCCTCAGAGCCTGAAGTACCTTTTTCTATATCTATTGGTGATTTAAGCCGTAAATTTGGCTTTGGTGGTTGTTTTGGAGCATCTGCTTCTGGTGTTGTTGAAGATTCACCTCCTTCTAAATATTCTTGCCATGCTTTATTCTCATCTGCCAATTTTTTTGCAGCTTCTTCAGCAGAAATAACTTCAGGTTTTTTGCTTGCAATTTGTTCTCTTATGTCTAAAGCGTCTAATTCAGACTGCGCTGTAACCTTTTCTAATTTGGCCAGTCTTAATTTTTCCGTTGCCTTTTTCGCAGCTTCTTGTTCGGGTGTAAGTTCTACTACTCTTTCTACGGAGCCTATAGTTATTTCAGGAACAACTAAACTTTCTGCTCCCTCTCTTGTCAGATTCACTGCTGGTACTTGAAATTCATCAGGTAATTCATTTAAGGTAATCAAATTAAGAGATTTAGCGATCATAATTTGAAGTGTACGTAAACCTCTACTTTCTAAAGATTCTGTACCTTCGTCAATGGGAGAGGCATAATGTCTTGCCGTTTCTCTAGCAAGATCAGCAAGTATGAGTTCACCCTTATCGTGACCCATAATGGCACTTACTACTCTTCCTTCTGCACCTAATTGATGAACTAAAAGGGAAGGAATAAGTTTTCGTATATCACTGGACCCTTTTATAGATCTTCCAAGAGTAGCGAGGTGTACTTCAAATAAGTCTTTTAAACCACCTGATTGTTTTATTCCCTTCGTCATTTTTGCTGTAGTGGTATTAAAGATTTCTTCCCGTCCCTCCCTCTTTGCATCTTCTGCAGCATCTCTCAATATCTCTAGAGCTACGTCTTCTATCATTAAAGAAGGTCTGGTTTTATTACCTCTTGTCCACGCTTTTATGAAACCTGTTTCAAGATCCACATCAGATAATTTTAGACCTGCAACCTCTCCAGGTCGAAAAGGAACTAAAACATTAAAAGCAACCGCTCTTCGAGCATTTAAATCTTTTATTTTTGAAGTTGCCTCTACTATCTTGGGTATAGATATTTCAGCTTTAGGAACTTTATATAGTTTTAATGATCCTCTGAGTTGCCTTGACTTTTTGGCAAATCCAGATTGTCTAGATGATACGGGGTCCACTCTATTTGCAATTCCGCCAGTACCAGATATTTGTAAGTCATTAGCTAAAGTAAATGCGTACCGTCTAGCATCATTTACTAATTTTTTATTACTCCTGTAAAATATTGTATTCTCTCGTTCTATTTCTTGAATGTTTTGAAAAGTCTTAGCTGAAATTATCTTTTTTTTCCCACCAGGAACCGTATCTGGAAGTGCGAAAAGCTCAGTAATTTTATCGTCAGACGCAAAGGATTTCCAAGGCATATCAAGATCAACACCTGCATTACTTAAATTACCTTTTACAGCCTTAACCGCCGCCTTGATTTTTTTGTGTCCTGGCTGTTCTGCTGCTTCCATAAACTCTCTTATAGTTATGGTTTCATCAGAAATTTTCTTTACTAGCTGTCTTTTTCGTTCGTTATCCATTAGTATCCAAAAACTCTATCCGCTGGTTGAAATGTATCTTTCTTGATCTGGTTAAACAGGGTGTGCTGTGGTAATCCTGTTGGTCTTGTCATGCACATATATCTTAGTGCATCGTAGGCGTGATCTTCTGCCTTTGTATCTACATCCTCGCTGTTCGTCTTTGAAAGTGGGATTGTGGGTAGCGTTCGTATAAGGTTTGTACAGGTTGCGAAGATTTTTAGTTTGGGTTCTTCAGTACGTTCGTCCACTGCTAAACGACGATGCAACTCTATCTTTCCTGGGAGCCTGTTCTTGTCCGCTGGAATCCACCTTACACCGTTCCGAATCATGGTCTCCGCTATGCTGGGTCCAGTACCGTGTTTTGACCAGCAAGATCCATCAAGAACGGATATCTGCATAATAGGATCGTTGTCTTCCAGTGCGCTTACTAGATTTGCCAGGGACTCACCCGTGTAGCCTTTATTGTACAGTTCCCGATAAATCCATATTGTACCATCCCAATCTACTGCCCCCCAAAGAACACAACTAGGGCTACTGTACCCGTAATCTGCGGCTCGTAAGCGAGGCCAATTATAAGGAATCTCAAATGGCTCAACAACGTGCTTGGTCCTGTCAAACTCTGCAAATGCCGCACCATCCGCAACGTCCCAATCCCCTTCCAAGAGCCGCCTTCGTTCCACTTCGGGTAACGAAAGCAGCATGGCTTCATATTCGCCGCTCTCCATCAAAAACGGATTGTCCGTCAGTCGCGCTGGAATGAACCGTCTTTGGTACAATGGCTTATCTGCGTGGATCGGATGATTAACACCGTATCGCAAGATCTTGCCACTTTCTATGTCCGTAGCCCAAAAGGATTCGTTGGGTGGGGCTGGGTCCACGAACATTTTCTTTAACCACCATCCCCCAACACCACCTGGGTTGGCGGAAGCTCTCATGTACGTTTCTATAGAAGGATCTGTTGTACGTAAACGAGAACGAAGATAATCCCAAACATAAGATGAAGGGTACTGGCCCAGTTCGTCAATACCTATCCACGTAAAACTCTGTCCTTGGTAGCGTGTAACGTCCACATCCTTGTCAACGTAACTGAACAGAGCGGTAGCTCCACTGGGAAAAGACCAAGTATTCTTGGACTCACGAAAGATCGCACCTGGGAAAGCTTTAGGATACAGCTTACGTGATTGGTCTACAAGTTCCGTAAGTTCCGCCAGAGTACGTCTAAGAAGCAGCGCCCTGTGGTTGCCGTTGGAAGCGTAACGTAGTAAATCCACCAACATTGCGAATGATTTACCACCACCTGCCGCTCCTCCGTACATAACTTCCTTTTCGGGAGCGGCCAGAAAGTCAACTTGTGGTCCTTTATTAGGACGAAAGACAATTTCCGTGTTATCTTCAATGTCCTCCCGTATGTCTTTGGGGAGTTGACTTATGAATTCTTGAGTGGTTGTACCCCCAAAACCTGCCAATTTCTGTCCGTTTTTCAGGGTATCTTGGCTATCTTGGAGCCTTTTAAGCCTAGCTTCGGTGGCTTTTTGCTTTTGTTTGGTTTGTTTTAGTTGCTTTTGGATGTCACGCTTCTTGCTTTCGTTACGTGACAGGTGATAATTACCCCTTTCCCCAGGCTTTAAACGAGGTCGTGCCACCTACTAGTAGTCCAAAAGTTTTGTCTTGCGTACACCGCCACCGTTGGCATATTTCTTTTTATTTATTACGTTTCCGCCAGAAGCTAAGTTATATTCCTCTATTGGTCGATATTTACCCACCCCTTCAGGTTTTTTACCTCTTTTCTGGATACCCCTTTCCGTATCATCAGGATAGCGAAGATTCTTTTTATCGGCGTCTATTTTTCTTTTCTTTTGTATGTTGTCTATAAACATTTGCAGTTGCTCATTTGTTGCACCCTTTGGGATATCTTTGTGTATGCCCAACTTACGAATTATATCCATGAGACCAGCGCGCCTTGAAACAGAATCATCTTTTCGACCCCTTGTTCTGTCCGCCTCTGTAAAATCTGTCATTATACGCGCTGCCCTTCTCGTTGTTCTTTTCTTTAGATGTTGTATTTTGCTCTTCGCACACCACCACCGTTGGCGTATACTTTATTTTTTCTTGTCTTTTTTCTTTTGTCAGGCATCATTGCCCGCTTGGCGACACGACCACCATGAGCCAATAAAAGTGGCTCCCCACCTGGACGATCTTCCAAACTTCGTTGTTCAGCGGCTAGTTCCAGATCTCTGAGCATCTTCTCCAGTTGTTTGTTAGAGAACTCTCTAGGGTTTAATGTCGGACCTTTCATTCTTTTTCCAGCCCGAAGCTCCTCAATTGCATTGATAAGAGATGCTTTTTTTGTACCGCTGCTGGTTGGAAAAGCTACACCAAGATCCTTTGGGTCTTCATCTGGTAATGCCATTGTTCTTTTTATACCCCCTCTGGGCTATCGTCGTTTTCTTTGAGGGACGACGAATTGATTACGATCTCTTTGGGTCTGTCTTTGGAAGGAAGCATGACTATGCCGTGCAGGATCTGCCCTTCCATCTCTATCTGCTGCTTCTTGCCCAATCCGACCCTGTCTAGAACGCTTTCGGCGGTCTTTAATCGCATGTCCATCTGATTAAGGGGTACGGTGCCGTCTGCATCAAGACCTTCAATAATACGGTTTGCAGCTTTAACGGAATTGGTAGCCAACATGCTGCGCGTACGCTCTATGATCTCATTTCGTAGAGTTCGCGTCAGCCAAGATCTGGATTGTTCCTTGTAACCAGCAGCCATAATAGCGTTCTTAACGTGTCCTCCGTTGTGAAGGAGTTCGTGTAAGAACTTTTCTTGCTTTTCAGTCAACTTTCGCCGCTGTTGTTGTTGTTGCCGCTGTAGGTGTGGTTGCTGTTGCTGTTGCTGTTGCTGTGTGGTGGTGGTGGTGGTAGTTGGAGAATTAATCATGTCAATTTATTGGTTCTTCGTTGTTGTTGTTATCGGTAAGAAGTTCTTCAGCGTTGTCCCGTATAGTATTTATTATGGATTCCTGGGTCATCTTATTCTGGATACTCATAATGGAAATATTGCAGTGGGTTGTTTTCAAGGAATCAGACATGTGGCCAAGCTTACACGCTATGGGTCTGTCTTCATATATACTACATAGATTATCTTCAATTTGTAAATATTGACAACGAACAATACTGTCTGTGCTGGGTTCGTATCTCATGCAACACATGCCACACTTGATACACTCCCAAGGATCAGGAATAACATATTCCGTTGTTGAATTGCGTAGGCAATCTGTCACGTGTCGCTAACTCTTCCTGGTGGATGATAAAGAAGCAGAGAGAGCGTCTTATGGACTGCGCTTCTCTTGGTAGGTGGATACGTCTTACGAACTGCGCTTCCTTTCTCATCATCCACAGATAGCGGCCTAGTAGTATAAGAACAGACTGCCTACGCAAACTCTCTCTCTCTCTTTCTGTCTTTCTGTCTTTCT